GAAGAAGTTGTCCCAGTTGTTGAAGAAGTTGCTGAAGAAGTTGTCCCAGTTGTTGAAGAAGTTGTTGAAGAAGTTGCTGAAGAAGTTGTCCCAGTTGTTGAAGAAGTTGCTGAAGAAGTTGTCCCATTTGTAGAAAAAACTGAAGAAAAAATAACTGAACTTATTGAAAGATTTACAGATAATATAATTCAAAATGTTGTTGATAAAATGAATGATGATAAAGATGTGTCTGAAAAATATACACATCATTTTCATGAATTTCCATCAATTATAGAACTTGATGAAACAGAAGAAAGTGATGATAATGATGATAATGAAATAATTTACAATGAAAATATATACAATTTAATCGCATCGCAATCATTATATGGAGATAATTTATCTCCTCAAACAATTTCCCATGAACAAATTCCAGAAAATGATAATATGAATGAAGTAAATAATTTACTACATGAGGCAAATGAAACTAATGCTATAGAAAATTATGCCACAATACCATATAATCAAGATGATAATAGCGATAGTGTAATAGTTGATGAAGAAGACCAAGAAGAAATCCCAGAAGAAATCCCAGAAGAAATTCAAGAAGAAATCCCAGAAGAAATTCAAGAAGAAATTCAAGAAGAAATCCCAGAAGAAATACAAGAAAAAATCCCAGAAGAAATCCCAGAAATTCCAGAGATGAATGAAATCGAACCAGAATATCCAGAAATGCAAAAAGTTGTTCAAGAAGAATCAGAATCAGAATCAGAATCGGAATCGGAAACAGAACCAGAACAACAGGTATATGATATATATGATTCTAGAAATTATAGAAATAAACAAAAAAAATGGGATATGAAAGGTTGGTTTGATAGTTTATGGTAAATTAAAGAAGAGATTCTATCCACCATCCAATAAAATACGCAGCAGATGTTGCTACCATACCATTTACCATTGTTAAAATACCATTTTTTAAAACATTCTGTTTTGTAATTTTTGCTCCGAACGCACCTACTAAAAATAATGTTATTGAACTTACAACACAAGTAATAATAAATATATTATTTTTGTTGTCATATTCTGATAGATACATTATCAAAAATATTAATAAGGGAATAGAACCAAAAATTGTAAATGATATAAATGTAAATAATGCTTTAATAAAAATATCTTTTGGCGTTTCTGCTTCTGGCAAATCTAATTCTAAAGTCATCATATGATTTATAAAAATTTTTGTATATTTTTCTTTTGATGCCAATATACTAACTAATCGTATTGCATCTGCTACTTCCATACCATTATATACATATAATTCAGCTAATTCTTTCATTTCATGATCACGATGTGTTTTATATTCATAGGTTTCTTTTTTTTTCTCTGCATTGATATAATTTCTTTCAGCATTTGAACTTAAATAATCACCAAATCCCATACTTAACGCATCTGCTATTAAGTTCGAAAATCCCATAATTATTACAACTTTTGGATCTAAATTAGCTCCGACAGCAGCAGCCATTATTGCAAATGTTGTAATTACACCATCAACTCCTCCATACGTGAAACTTTTAATATTATGTGCTGCTTTGTTAGCATGCTCTTTCTCAATGTGTTCAATTATTTCATCCATATTCATATTAATTTCAATATTAGAATCAATATTATCCATCATTTAAAATGTTATTTTATAAATCATAAATTAAAAATTGATTTTAATTTATGATTTATAAAATAATAATGAAATCATTTAAATGTCCTGTTCATAAATTTATACGTATTGAACCCTTGGCTCTTGAAATCATTGACACTGTTGAATTTCAAAGACTTAGGTTTATACGACAATTAGGAGTTTGCCATTATGTATACCCAAGTGCATCTCATACTCGTTTTGAACATTCCCTTGGAGTTTATAACTTAGTCGGTAAATTATTTACTTGTTTATTAGAAAATCAACCTAATTTACGAATCCCAAAAAGAGATATTCAGTTGATAAAAATTGCTGGTTTAATTCATGATATTGGTCATGTTTGTTTTTCTCATTCATTTGATAATCATATTAGACATAAATTAGATGTTCGTGTTGATGAACATGAAGATAGAGGTGTTAAATTATTTAAGCATATGGTTGAAAAATATGAATTACCATTCCTTCAAAAAGAAGTAGATTTAATATGTAATATAATTTTAGGCAAATTTGATTCAAATTATCCTAAATATTATTTTGAAATTGTAGCAAACTCATCTACATATTTAGACGTAGATAAATTAGATTATTTACTCCGTGATAGTTATCACTTAGGTTTTCAATTAGGATTTCAATATGATTATTTATTTCATAAAATGAGAATTATTGATAATCAAATATGTTATAATAAAAAAGCAGCATATACAATATATTCAATATTTAACGCAAGATATAAACTTCATAAAGAAGTTTATCAACATCGTGCTGTTTCTCAAATTGATGCTATGATATGTGATGCTATCGTTCAGGAAAAGGAAACTTTAAAATTGAATCAGATGTTTGAAAATAATAGTTTTGATTGGGTCAAATTAACAGATGATTATATTTATGTTTCATTAGCATTATCTAATAATAATATATTATCTCGAATTAACCAACGTAATTTATATCATACAGTTTCTAAAGATGATGTATCTAATGTCGATAAAAAAACATTCATAGTATCGGAAAAGACTCTTGGTTTTGTTAATAAAAATATTAACCCTTTATGTCAAATTTCTTTTTTTGACAAAAAGAATACTAATCAATTATGTAAAATGAAGATGAATGAAATAACAAACTTAATGCCTTTAAATTTTACAGAAACGCAAATTCAATATATTAGTAAAAATTAAATAAAAGTTATTATTTCATCTATGGTATATTTTTCACTTTCAAGAGAATTTTTATGATTTTTATCCAAACTTTCGTGTAAATTTTCTCCTTGTCTTAATCCAATTTCTTTTATTTTTAAAGTACCACCCTTTTTAAGATATTTTTTACTCATTGCTTTTAATAAATCCTTAAGAATAATAGATTTCATTTCGGGAACATATGGTTTAGGAGAATTTGCTAATTTAAGACAATCAAAAATAAGATATATTGCTTCGTCTACTGTCCAATAAAATCTAGTACAATTTAAGTCAGTTACTATAAGTTCTTTATCCAATTGTAATAACCTTTTCCATTTGTATAATACAGAACCAGTTGAATATAAAACATTACCATAACGTACTATCCTATATTTAATATTCGGTTTTATATACTGATATTCTTCGAATAATTTTTCCATAATTAATTTACTTGCTCCATATATCCCTGCTACTTTAGCTGCCTTATCAGTACTTGTTGCTATAACAAAATCAATATCATCTCTATTTAAGGTTTCTTCTAAAATATTTAATGAACCAATTATATTTGATCTTGTACAATTTATTGGTTCTGTTTCGGCTAAATCAACATATTTAAATGCCGCCAAATGAAATATTCCGTTAATATCCTTCATTGCTTTCATAATAGTATATTTATTACTGATATCCCCACTTATTATTTCGATATTTGGATATTCTTCTTTTAAATAAACTAATTTTGCTTCATCTCTACATAAAACACGGATTTGATAACCCTTTGGAACAAGATAGTTAACTAATTTTTTTCCTAGAAAACCAGTGCCTCCAGTTATTAAATATTTTTTATTTTTATCTAATATCATACTTTTTATTTATATAGTATATAAGTTTTTTATATTTTATATAAATTTTCCTAAAATAATATCTCCTATATTTAATAATCATTTTGTAAAAATATCATTTATTGTCTATTTACAAAATCAGATAGAGATTTGGAATCTCTTTCCCCTTCATATTTTGCAATTGTTTTTCCACTTCCATCTAATAATAAAATTGTTGGGAAACCTTGAATATCATATTCTTTAATCAATTCTGGTTCAAGTTCACTATTTACTTTTTTGACCGCAACATTTGAGCGATTTGCTTCTGTAAATCTGTCCCAATCTGGTAACATGTCTTTACAATGTGGACACCAAGGAGCATAAAATAAAACTAATTGTTTTCCTGTTTGAGCTTTAACTTGAACTTGTTCGACTTTGAAGTCATCTTGTTGTGGTTCATTGGTATAAAATTCCTGCTGTTTAATTCCAACTCTTATTAAAATATTATCAAAAAAATTTTTGATATCTTCTCTAAATTTATAAATTACTATTATGACAATTATTAATGCAACTAGTAATAGAATTTTTTCTAATAAAGCTAATTTAGAAATATTTTTTACGATTTTGCTAAAAAAGTTTTGAATTGCTTTTAAATATTTTCCGAACATTATTTGATTTGTATTATATAATATAATGAAATAAATTTTTTTTACATTGATAATTACCAAATGTAAATATATTAATATATAATATATATTAAAAGATTATAATGAGTTTAATCAATCAATACAAAACAAATATGTTTAACAAAATCAAATTGATAAGAAGCAGAAATCAAAAATTTAAGGAAATATGTTCAAAATTATATAGTAAAAATACCCAATACGGTGGTGTAGGATATAGCGATGACGTCAAACCAATAGTTAATGTTATTGATTTTGATATTGAAATTGATAAGAATAATCAACTTATTGACGAATATTTGACAAAATTAAATTCCTTACACACAATAATTACAAAAGAAACACCAGATATTTCAAAAGAAGAATTTGATAAATTAGCAAAAGAATTAAAACTAAAAGAAGAATTTATTTTAGCACAAAAAGAAAAAATTCAAACACAAATAGATGAACTAAAAAATCAAAATTTAGAAAATACACAACAATATAATACAACTTTACAAGCATTAGAACAACAAAATGCTGAATTAAATTTAACCATTCAAAATATTCAAAAAGAAAATACAACTTTAGAACAACAATTAACTGAGTCAAGTAATTCAAATGTATTACAATTACAACAATTACAGGAAGAAAATCAAGAATATCAGAAGGCAATAGCCAATATAACAATATTACAAGGACAACTTGAACAGTTACAAAATGAAAAGACACAGTTACAACAAAAAAATACTGGATTATCAACACAACTTAACTCATCTAATAAGTCTCTTCAAGAACAGACTAATTTAAAAGATCAATTACAAGCAGAAAATGAAACTTTGAGACAAGAAAATGCAAATCTTCCAGAAAAAATTAAATCTGGATTACGGGAATCATTACAATCTTACGATGATAAATTAATTAAACATGTTGTGAAAAAAGAAAATGTACAAATAGGTGGAAAAAGATTAAAAAAAATGCAAGAATCATGTGCAATTTTCGCCAATAGAAAAAAATATGAAAGAAATATCAGAAAATTAATGAAATTATATAACAATGTCAATAATTTAAGAAATAAATTCATAAACGAACATATGAAAAAATATGTAAAAAAAAATAATATTAAAATGTCTGATATTAAAAAAGAATTAAAATTTTTGTTTAAAAATAGAAGTAAATATCTCAATAATCAAACAATTTTTATGGGAGGGGAAATTTCTGACGACAAAGTATATAATCAAGTAGTTTCACATCTAATTAATCAGACACAATTACCCGATGAACATTTTGATAATATATATAACAAATTAAAAACAATTATAAAAGGAGAAGTATCTGGAGATTCATCTGGTAAAGATATTTTAAATCAAGTATATAAAGCAGTTTTAGGAGACATTGAAATCGGGTTAAAAGAACAAAAATTTCTTGATAAAGCTACAACCATTAAAGCACTAGGTGATGAAATTATTGCTTTATTATCTGATTGCGAACCCGCTGGTATGGATACTAAATTTAAATCATCATATTCTAAAATTGTAAAACAGACAAAAGTTTTAGATAAATTAGCAAAACTTTTAACTATTAATCCTGATGAAACTATTCTTCAAAAAGCCCAAGCATATTTACCAGTTGATGCTCCATCTGAGATTTCTTTAAATGGAAGTGTTACTGATATGATGTCTGCTATACAATCTTATTATAATAGTCAAATAGAACAATATACTAAAAATATACCAGGTATGCTCAAAGATTTAGAAACAAATATCAAAAAACCTTGGTATCTAGAAGATAATAAAGATATGAAAAAAAATTTATGTAAAGAAATATCTAATTTACAAAAAGTGTTAAAAAAAGCAAGTAGAGAATTAGATTTAAGTTATATAGTTAATAAATACGAAGATATTGCGGGGGCAGTTCGTGTCTATGTTCGTATAAATGATTATGCTGTAAAAAAAAATGAAGTCAAGACACATAAGTGTAGCCCAGAATCTATTTGTTTAGGTAGATCTTATGTTATTGAAAAAGACAATGGAGAAGAAACTACATATATTCTTGCTAGAAATCCATGTGAACAAGATGCTTTTTATAATCCGCAACAAAAAATTGAATCAATTAATCAAAAAAAATCAACTTATGATATTATTGATACAGATATATTAGATAAATATAATATGTTAGGTGTTCAAAGATATGGTAGTTTTTTTGGAACATATGAAAATGTAACTAATAAAGATATATTTGAAGGTGTTGATACAAAATCAAATAATCCACCACTAAAAGATGCCTTATTACAAGCAACACAAGGATATAGTATCATATTATTTGGTTATGGATATTCCGGTTCTGGAAAATCATATACATTATTGAATGGAGATAATAGTATGCTTAGTAGTTTTATGGCAGCAGTAAAAAACAAGGCTGGAATAATTACTATTGACAAAATAAGTGAATTATATGGTCGTTATAGAATAGAAGAAAATATAATGGAAGCCAATGAATATGACATTACTGAAGACAATTTAAAAGATATAAATAGAGAGATAGATTTTAACCACATTAACAATATTGATGCAGAAAAAAGAGAAAAACAAATCAATATTTTGTTAGAAACGATTGAAACTTTTAGAAAAACTCCTCGTACTAATGGTTTGGGAGAAAGAATACCCGCAACAATTAAAGGAACTCCTAACAATCCTGCTAGTTCTAGAAGTCATTTATTTATCAGAATTGGTGTACAATTACCAGGAAAACCACAAGGATATTTGACATTAGTTGATATGGCTGGTATTGAAGATCCAGTTGAAATAGCAATCAATATTTTTCCATTTACTGATCTAAGAAGAAAAGTAAATCCATTTAAAGATGTTAATCCAAAATGGGCTAGTATTGACATACAAAAGTTAAAAAATAATGACATTGCCCAAAAAATGTTAAGCAAATATTTCGGTGAAGTTCTTGATGATTTAAAGAGAGTTGAGGAAGATGTATGTCCAAAAGCACGCGGATATGATCAAGACACAGCATGGAAATATTTATCGGATTGTAAAAAAGGGGAAAGTCGTAGAAAAACAAATAAAGGTAAAGGGCATGTAGACAAATGGGTTGATTTCAGTAAAAATTGGAATTTTTCAAGTTCAGTAACTCCAGAACTCAGATATAGAAAAATGAAGGAAATTCAAAAACAAATTTTATCACAAGCAGAGGCATTTACTCTTTTAAAAGATTTAAAAGAAACATTTTTATATGGTGGATTAGAATGTCGGTTAGAAAGAGGGAAAAATAATGTTAGAGATACATTGTGTAATAGTAAAAAAATACTTGCTAATGTTAACAAATTACTTGAAAGATGGATTGCAAATTTACCTAAGGATAGTTATCAACGATATCATCTTATATCATTATTTAATCTTAGAATTAATCAAGATAATATGGGGAAAAGTGGTCGTATGTTTGGTACTGAATGTGAAGAAAAATATGCTATATTAATGAATTATTGTTTTTGTTGTATGATTTTAAATGGTATTATACGAGATTTTGAGGATATTAAGGCTAATCGTATTACATACAAAAATGTCGATGGTAATATTGTAAAAGAATATAACGAAGGATTTTTAGAAGGTGTTCAAATTTCCGAATCAGATTATACAGAACTTATTGAAGAAGGCATATTTATTAATGAAACAATTAATCACTTAGCATTTTACTTTAAGAAAAAAAATAATCCTAGTACCAAATTACAAAAAGAAGATCAATTAAAAGAAGTTGTGTCAAGTCTTTATTCAACAAAAGTTTATAGAAGGGGCCAACGTAAACCAAATCCTAATGGTAGATATGAATGGGACGATCGTATCAGAATGTCATTAAAAACTTATTTACCTAGTAAATTTTTATACGATCCCGAAGAAGAACAAGGGTATAATGATAATGTTTTAATAAAAAAAATATTAACAGAACTTGATAGTAAATCTGGTAAAGGAAAACCATCCAAATTTATTATGATGTGTTTATTAAGACCTGAAATTGATGCTAAATATTGTACTGGAGCAAGAGCTACCTTAGATTTTGCTGAATCTGTATGTTCCACTTGTACATAATTTTTATTCAAGATTTGGAACTTTTATTTTTATAACACCCGTTACATTAACCTTTCTTAACATTAATTAATTAACATTAAGAGGTCTTAGGACACGTAACCTGCCCTGATATTTAATTGTTTGAAAAGTATAACGACATATATTTTAAATATAAACAACAAACTTGGCTCTCGTAAGCTATTTATTTAATAAAAATATATATTTTAAATTTCATACTTAAAATATCAATAATATAATTATTGTTTCAATTTTAATTTTGCTTTGATTTACTTTCGTTTTCTTTCATTTTTATTGATACGTAAAGTTGAATAAGAATACGAAAAACAGTTCGAACCCCTTTGGACTTAGAGCATATTTTAAATTTTATACCATTTAATTTAAAATATTCTACTAAAAATGGACCCAATACGGAACCATTACTACTATTTAGTCCACGACCAACTATAACGTTCAGTATTTCATCCTCTTTCAAAATTTCTAATCTTTTTAATATTTCTATCTTAGAAGATAGTTTTGTTAATCCATGTAAATCTATTATATATCTATTTAATTCTCTATTCAAATTAAAATATTTTTTTGGTAATGGTTTCCAACCATTTTTTTTATAATCTAATATATCTTCTTTTATTGTCATTATTAATTGTATAAATAATATATTATTTATGTATACAATTAATATATGATATATGGAGAATAAGACTCTTACCATCTTAACTTATAATGTATTATTTGGACCAGCTGATGGAGAATTACTTAGAGCAAATAGAAGATCTATGGAAATACTTAAATCATTAATTAATTTAGATAAACAAAATTCTATTGATGTTATCTGTTTTCAAGAATTTTGGGATTCCATATGTGAAGATTATGGAGTTAAAACTTTAGGTAAATTTTTACGATTAAATGGATTAGGAAATTACTATAAAAAAAATTTTTTAAAATATTTACATAAAATTGGATTTAAATATACAGTTGATTTAGGAAGACAATGGGGAAAATTAAAAGGAAGTGGTTTGTTAATTGTATCTAAATATCCTATTACTGAATCCAAACACTATTATTTTTCTACTATGAAAAAAGAAGTATCAAATATTGATTCCTTCGCAAGCAAAGGAATTTTATTAGCCAAAATAAAAAAAAATGATATGATATTTAATGTTATTACTACTCATTATCAAGCATGGGTAAAAAATTATAAACAACGAGTTCTTGCATCTCTCGCAATGAAAAATTTTATTAAAGAAAATGTTACAAATTTAAAAGAGCCTTTAATAATATGTGGAGATTTAAATGAAGATAGAATACATTTACCAAAAAGAGTTTCCTTATTATATAAAATAATGGATGTTATAGAACCTAAACGATTACCTAATACTCCAAAATTTACATATAATAGAAAAAAAAATGAATTCGTTGGACTTGATGGATCTAAATACACTTTTTCACAAGCTATTGATTATATTCTATATTCTAAATTACATAAACAACCAATTAATGCAAATTATAAAATTATACAATTACATAGTGATAAGAAATATTTAGCAAATATTAAAAGACACGATAAACATATTCTATTTACTAAACAACTATCTGATCATTACCCAGTTCTAGGAACTTTTAAATTTTAATCTATTTTTTTGATTACTTATACTTATTTATGAGAGCATTTATTTCATGAATTTCAACACCAGTACTTTTGCTATAATTTTTTTTTTCAGTGTCACTAAAATTTTTTATTTTACTAAAATCAGTTTCTATAAATTTTTTTTCAAAATTAGCAATATGGTTTAACATTGTTTCTAATTTTGATTTAGATATATCAACTAAATTAAAAGATATCCTTAATGTTTCTTTTATCTGGTCTAGTTGGGTTTTAGTTAATTTATATCCATTATTATTCAAAATTTCTCTAAAACGCATTAATTTAATATGATTATTAGCACAATTTGTACCATAAGATGCTACTTCGACATTACCATCAAATCCTTTAAGTGTCCAGCAGAAGCCAAGCATTTTATATGGAAAATGAGTTATTGGATACCAAGTCGGTTCAGATTTACAAGATTTACTAGTCGTTTCCTTCATTGTTAGTATATTATATTATACTATACTATAATATAATATATTTGAAATTTATAGTTAATTAAACATAAGCTTATAATTTATATTAAAAATATAATAATGATTAATAACAATTTAAATCCCAATGGAAAAAATATTCAGATGGTTTTATTTTATGATGAAAATAATGAGAAAACTGAACGCATTATAAAGGAATGGAATCTATTTGAAACTGATTGTACTGCTGATATTAATGTAGTGAAAATAAAATTATCAGAAAATAAAAATGTATTTAGTAATTATGATGTTTGTATCGCAACAGATGAACATTATCCAAGTATTTTAGTTTTAGATAAAACTAATAGTGAAATAACAAGATACATTGACCCAATCGATAAGGGTTCATTAATCGATTATACTAAAACTATAAAACTTTTAATCAAAGATTGTTGTTTTATGAATATTGTTTTAGTTAATCATGTTTCTAATATTACAGATGGTTTAGACAAAATGATGGACTATTATGGGAAAATATTAGAAATTACATCTTTTACAGCTGGATTTCAAGCAATTGTAGTTGGTGTATATGGGTCAGATGTTGATACTGAAGTAGAAAAATGGTCATTGTTTTTATTTGCTTTAGGATTTCTAATTAGTATGGGTGCGGTATTAATATCATTTTGTGCTAATAACTATTTTACAGGTATATATGGTGAATCATCTTTATTTATTGCACGAGGATGTATGAAATGGCAATTATTTTTTTATCTAGCAGATATGTTTACAATATCATCTTTATGTACGCTTATGGTTGCTATAAATTTAGGAATCTGGTCTCTTTTACCTGATTGGCAAGCATATTTATTTAGTATAATTGTTGGAATAGGTTTTATCATGTTTTTCGTTTTCATGTATAATGTTATTAAAAAACAACAGAAATATGATCTAGGAGATGGTGACATAGTTCAACGAAATATATATAATTTAAAACCATCTATGACAAATCCTCTAATACCACGTAATACTTAAAAATAAAATTAATCTATTTTTTAAATAAATATATCTGTATAGTTTAGAACTAAAGTGTAAGATGTATAAGGTTTGCTCGCAATGTAAAAAACATAAAGAATTAGACGATTTCCATAAACTTCAAAAAGGACTTTATGGTCGCCATTCTATGTGTAAATTATGTCGTAAAAATGCCAGAATTTTACAATCACAACAAAAAGTGATTAAAACTAATATATATCTTGTCTGTTCTGATTGTAATATACAAAAACATTGTTCTGACTTTTATATTAATAGAAGTTCTAATTGTGGATATCAAAGCTATTGTAAAACATGTCAAACCTTGAAAATATCTAAATCCATGTCTAAACTTGAAAATTATGCTAAAATAATTTTAAAAAAATTTATAAAAAAGAATAAAAAAAAAATTGTTAATATTACAACTCAAAATATTATTGATGCATATCATAGACAATTTGGATTATGTGCCATAACTAAACATAAAATGACTCACGATACTGATATCCATCAAAGAACAGATAATATATGGAATATGTCCATATATGTTGATACTAAATTAACTAAAATTACAGAAAAAGATTTTAAATTAGTTATTCATTTTATTTACACCGCTCAAAATTTATATAAACTTGACATTAAACAAACTTTAAATCTTTATAAAAATTTAGTAGAAGATACTAATTCAGAGGATTAGCAGGAACAATTGTATTATGCATGGTTGTTCCAATCCCAATATTAGCCTCATCAATGACAATATTCGCAATATTAGCCCCAGTAACTCCAGTAACTCCAATATCAGGCATACCAGTTCCTATACCAACATTTGTAGGAGTAGTAAAATTAAATGAAAAATATATATCACCACTAGACCATTTCTCTAACTTTTTATTGTACATATCAAATTTTAAGGCATCCTTTCCTAATTTTATTCTACATTTTGAATCCCGTCCATCTAAATAAAGAATGGAATTATCATGCCCTACATATCCAAATATTATATTTTTTATATTTTTTGATACAACTTTCTCTAATCCTTTTTCTAACTCTAATAAATAATGAAATTTTTTATATTGATTATAATTCATTTATTTGATAATAATCTCTTATTCATATGTCAAAAAGAATATGTTTGATTTAGCAAATAATGAAAATTTATATTTGAATTTGTTTTCAAATATATATATATATAATATAAAAAACAATAATGTCTATGCAAATTTTTGTCAAAACCCTTACAGGTAAAACTATCACCCTTGATGTTGAAGGTGCTGATACCATCCAAAATGTTAAAGCTAAAATTCAAGATAAAGAAGGTATCCCACCAGAACAACAAAGACTTATCTTCGCAGGAAAACAACTTGAAGATGGAAGAACTCTTGCTGATTACAATATTCAAAAAGAATCTACTCTCCATTTAGTTTTAAGATTACGAGGAGGTAACTAAATTTTATACTTAAAATAATTTATTAAAAATTAAAATTTAATTTAATTTTTAATAAATAAATTGAGAATAAATAAATTGAGAATGACTGATTATAATAATATTTCTGATGAATACGATAAATCTAAACAATATCGTTGGCGTATTGAGATTGAAAAATATTCTATTACCGAATACTTAAAAGATAAAATTAAAGGAAAAAGAGTTTTAGATATTCCATGTGGTTCTGGAATATATTCTAATCTATTTTATGAATTAGGAGCAAAGGAAGTCGTTGGTATTGATATTTCAGAAGAGATGGTTAAATTAGCAAAACAAAAAACTAATTACCCCAATTCTTCTTTTATTCAATGTGATGCTCAAAAATTAAATGATTTATCTTTAGATAAATTTGATATTATCACCTGTATCTTTTTATTTAATTATGCCAAAACTGAAGAAGAATTGGAAAATATGATTAAAAATCTTAAAAATCTTCTTAATGAAAATGGTATATTACTTATCTTTAATGATAATATTTTACAATCGGATTATACAACTGATTATTCAAGTTATAATTTTACTAAATCCTGTGAAAATAAAATCATTAAATATAATTTTTTTAATTTCGACATAATTAATTATAAAACTGAAGCAAATATCTTTTTTCAAAAATTTCAAAAATATTTTAAAGAAATTACAATTCATAAATTAAAAGTTAAAGACAAAGATGAATATTATAATGTATTTTTTAATAATCAACCATTTATATTTTTGACTTGTAAGTAGAATTGATTATAAATTTATATCATATTTCTCCTTATTCTTTTTATAACAATCATAAAATTCACTTAAAGTTAAATCCTTTAATTTTTTCATTTCACCACCATCTTCTTCTTCATCATCACTATCATAAAATGATGCAATTTTAGTCACAAATTCTTCCTGATTATTATCCATTTCTTCCACCTCCTGTAAATCATTTAGATGCTCATATACACCTAAAACCTCCTCTACATTATTATCCCTATCATATAATTCATTCATTACTTCATTTTTATCACGAGTCTTCCAACTATTATCCTCACGAACTTTTAATTTATTTGACCTTTGATTTGTATATTTTATTGTTAAATTCTCTGGTGCCTCCGGATTACAATATTTATACTTGATATATTGCTGTAATCCTAATATTCCATTTCCTAATATCTTATTTATAATACGCTTATATTTTGAATCTTTCAAATAATTTACATTCTCTTGCCCATAATCATTTACCGTAATATTTACCGTATTGTTACTATTTGTCATATTTGTATTATGACAATTTGTATTTGTATTATTATTATTTGTTATTGAATTTGCTTTTTCTTTTGCTTCATGGATTTTTTCATATAATTCTACTTTCCTTTTTAAAAATTGTATTTCTTCATCTTTTTGTTTTTCTTGTTTTTCTTGTTCTTTTTGTTCTTTAT